GAAAGAATCTACTACTGAAACTTTTACGTTGGGATTTGGAAATGCTGGAAGTCGTTTTTTAAGTAGAATTGGTTCAGTTAGTACAAATTTTAGTTGGTCAATTGATGCACCTTCCGAATTTAGTATTCAGGGTTCGGCTCCATATAATCCAACTATTACTGCACAGGCCGTTGGTAATTCATCAACATTAAGTGCACCTGCTGCAAGAACATTGGGAGTTAAATTTGCAGATGGGTTTAATGATCACGCATCTGGATATAATGTTAATAGAACTAAAACCGTTTATAATGTAGATGATTATGCCGGTGCTAGTGGATTGTGTTTACATTTGGACGAAGATGTTTTAATGGCAGATGGTACTACAAAAAAAGCGGGTGATTTAGTTGAAGGAGATATAGTTCGTTCTTATTATCCTCCTCATGTTGATACTTTAACTGATTTCAATTTTTATGATTGGACATATCATACTCCAGGAGGAATAATGGTAGATTCATTTGTTAAAGATGTAGCATATACATTTGTTGATAGATGGAATATAGTAACTACTGATAGTGGTTCGGTTAGAGGTAATGGTGAACATCCAATGATGGTTTGGGATGTTAATGAAGAAGTTTATAAATTTAAACCATTGGGATTAGTTCAAGTAGGTGATAAATTTATTAAAGTTGCATTAGATGGTTCGATAGAAGAAGTTGAAGTTCTTACAAACGATGTTCAAAATACAACAATAGAAGTTGTTTCAATTGACGTTGAGGAAGTGGATACTTATTTAGTTAATGGATTTGTAACACACAATAAAGGATCAAATTCATTTGCAGGATATTCTATTTCAGCTGCACCAACCGTTTCAGTTTCTACCGTAACAATTGGAGATGAAACTTATAGAAGATTAACTCTTTCAACAAATAGTGCGGTAACTTCACCTGGTTCAACTGCTATTTCGGCAAACTTCTCATTCGATATTCAAATTGCATCGGATAGTGGATTCTCAAATATATTAGTAGCACCAACTGGATTTAGTGGAACTACATATGATTATAAGAGTGGAACTGCAATTTGGGCGAGAGCTAGATTAAATTTTGCGGGATTACAAACCTCATATGGTAGTGGTGCAACTGCTTAAATAATTACTATAAATATTTTTTGGAAAAACACTATAAATATGAGGTTATGAAAAAAACTTAATATTTATAGATATACATTTTATATATAAACACGTACAAAAATGGAAGTTAAAAAGTTATCTCAAGAAGAGTTACAAGAAATCAATCAAATCAGAAGTGAATATACCACTGCGTATGCAAATATCGGTTTGATTCAGGTTAAAATCAAAGAATTGGAAAGTGAAAGTTTATCGTATTACGAAACTTTAGAATTACTAAAGCAAAAAGAAATCGAAGTATTTGAGAAATTAAAATCGATTTATGGTAATGGAACGATAGATTTAGAAACTGGAGAATTTAAAGCAACTGCGGAATAAATAATGTTTCGCTGTTGATTTTAATATTTATTATAAGATTAACTTAGAAATTAAATTAGAATTAATATGGCAGAAAAAATTGTATCACCTGGTGTTTTTACGAGAGAAAATGACCTTTCTTTCTTACCACAAGGTATATCACAAATAGGTGCAGCGGTAGTTGGACCTACAGAAAAAGGGCCAGCATTCCTTCCTACCCTAATCCAAACACAGGCTGAATATGAGGCTATCTTTGGAACTCCTAAAGATTATTATACTGGATACGCAGTTCAGAATTATTTAAGAGATGCTGGTGCAGTAACGGTAGTAAGAGTGACTGGGGTAAATGGATATGCAAAAACGGGTTCAGCGGCTATTAAGGTAAGTAATGGTGTTACCGAAAGTATCGTTGCCGTATTATTCCATTCTTCATCAAATTTCAGTTCTTCTATCTCATTAAGTGATAGTGGAAGTGGATTATTTGCATTGAACGTAAGTAGTAGCATTTATAGTGCAAGTGTTAAAGTAAGTTCTGATAACACAATAGATGATATTGTAGGTAGAACACCTAGTTTTGGAAAATTAGTATATGCTGATTCTTTCTTTAACTTAGATGAAGCGGGTTCACCTTTAAGTGGTTCAACTTTATCATTGTAACTTTGGATCCTCAGGATTTCACTGGAACAAGTGAGGCACCTGCATATAGTGAAGCATCTACACCTTGGGTTAAATCTCAAACATATAGTGGCACTAGATATAATCTTTTCAAAATTCATACATTATCACATGGTGAAGAAGAGAATACAAGATATAAAATTCAAATATCTTCAATCAAATCATCTAATGGAACTGATTTTGGAACATTCTCTTTATTAGTTAGAGGATATAGTGATACTGATAAGAGAAAGAGTGTGTTGGAACAATACAATAATTTGAACTTAGACCCTGCTTCTCCTAACTTTATTGCTAGAAGAATTGGTGATAGAAGTATTTCAATAGATGCTGCTGGTAAAATAACTGAAAATGGTAACTATTCAAATAGAAGTAAATACATTAGAATTGAAGTAGCTGAAGAAGGAACGTATCCTTTAACTGCAATTCCATTCGGACATGATAAATACACTATTCCTTATAAATTAGTAGCAGGTGCATTAAATGCATTCCCTTCAGTAATTTATACTAACGATTCTGCTGCAGATGGTTCAGTTTTCTCAAGTGGATTTGATTTTGATTCAACTAATAACAAAAACTACTTAAAACCAATACCAGCTGGTGCTGCTAATGGTTCAAATAAAGTATTTGCATTAGATGGCAGTGGTTCAAATTCGGTAACTGATGAATTTAATGTAAATTTAAGTTCTGCTGAAACTACGAGTTCAACTGATATTGCTAAGAGAAATTTTGTAATTGCATTACAAGGTGGATATAAAGGTTCAGACCCTTCAAAGACTATTAATAAAGGAGTTGATATCGTTGGTAATAACACTCAAGGATTCGATTGTTCTACATCAACTTCAGCTGGTTCAGTAGCATATGCAAAAGCATTAAATACAATTTCTAATCAGGATGAATTTGATATTAACTTATTAATAACTCCTGGTATTGTGAGACAATATCATCCTTATGTAACAACTAAGGCAATTGATGTATGTGAAACTAGAGAAGATGTATTCTACATTGCAGATTTTGTAGGAGCAAGTGCTACTATTGCTGAAGCAGTTGAGCAAGCAGCAGGAGAAGATACTAACTATGCTGGAACTTACTATCCTTGGGTTAAAACAATCGATGTAACTACAAATAAATTGGTATCAGTACCACCTTCAGTATTAATGGTAGGTACATTTGCACAAAACGATAGATTAGGTGCAGAATGGTTCGCACCAGCAGGTTTGAATAGAGGTGGTATTAGTGGTGCTGTACAAGTAGTAAATAGATTAACTCAATCAGAGAGAGATACTTTATACGAAGGAAAAGTAAACCCAATTGCAACATTCCCTGGACAAGGTATTAGTGCATTTGGACAGAAAACTTTACAAGATAAAGCATCTGCATTAGATAGAATCAATGTTAGAAGATTGTTAATTAACTTGAAAAAGTTCGTTGCATCTACTTCAAGATTCTTAGTATTCGAACAAAATACTGCACAAACTAGAAGTAAATTTTTAAACACTGTAAACCCTTATTTAGAGAGTGTTCAACAAAGACAAGGTTTATATGCGTTTAGAGTGGTTATGGATGAAACAAATAATACACCAGATGTAATTGATAGAAACATTTTAGCTGGAGCTATCTTCTTACAACCTGCAAAGACTGCGGAATTCATTACAATTGATTTCAACATTCTTCCAACAGGAGCAACATTTAATGTATAATTTGAATTAAGTAATATTTATATAAAAGATTAACATAACATGGCAGAAGTATTAGAATTTAATGAGATGTTCTATACGAACTTCGAACCAAAGATGAAAAACCGTTTCATCTTCGAAGTTGACGGTATCCCTTCATATTTAGTTAAGGCTGGTAACAGACCTACTATTCAATTTGAAAAGGTAACTTTGGATCACATCAATATCAAAAGACAATTGAAAGGTAAAGGAGAGTGGCAAGATTTAGAAATCACTCTTTACGACCCAATCGTTCCATCAGGAGCTCAGGCAGTAATGGAATGGGTTAGAACTTCTCATGAATCTTTGACAGGTAGAGATGGATATGCAGAGTTTTATAAAAAAGATGTAGATTTCTATATGTTAGGGCCAGTTGGTGATAAAATTGAACAATGGAAATTAAAAGGAGCATTTATCTCTCAAGCTAACTTTGGTGAATTAGATTGGTCA